CCGTTGCGAACGATTTTATTTCATAACCTTTATCAGTCATACCGTTGACAACTATATCTACAAATTTAGATAAAACAGCTACTGGTTGCCAATCTAAGTTAAGATAAGACAAATCACCATTTACAGATAATTCATCTTTATATTTTTGAACTGATTGTTCTCCTCTAGCGTATAATCTTAATCTATGAAAGTTTTGCCAATTGCTACCAAATCTTCCTCCAGCTCCAGCGCCGCGATCACCTTGAAACCATTCGTTTTCAATAGCTCTACCAATAGCTTGCCCGTATTCGTAGCTTTGCTTTTCTTCATCAGATACTACCTGACTTGGAAAGGTACTATTCACGCTTTTATAAATCATCTATTTTAATTATTTTTGAAGTATTACCTTTGTTGTCATATCTACCAAAAGATAATGAAACTTGTTTTTTCTCTTGTTTAAAAACTGGAGTGTACCTATTTTTATTACATGCCATTATTGCTAAACCTGAACTTATGGTTGCGTCAAACTTTGTTCTATTATTTATATCAAATTTAGCCCAATCCTCTAGTGTATTCTGAAAATACATATTTCCATAACCTCTTTCTGTTGCACCTACAAAATCGTTTATATAGGATTCTATAGCTGCTGCATGGGCTTGTTTAATGTCTTCACTTGAATTTGGTATACCACCTATTTCTTTTTCCGTTACAGATAATTGATTATAAACTCTATCGGGTCTATTCATTGAAAACCCTCTGTAACCTCTTCTTTTAAAATGGTACAATAGTCTAGGTTTATTATTTTCTGCTAATATAGGCATTCCATAAAAAACACAAGCCATTAGTACATCTTCAAAAAATAACTCCGCTGTTTGAGGCCGAGCAATATATTCTAGAAAGAACGCGTTAATAGGGGCATCTTCCATACTAAATTTAGTCAATCCGTGTAAAGCTCCTTTTGATCCTCTTTTATCAATTGTACCAGATATATCATAACTATCACATCCAAAAGCACCTACGTGTTCATTACCTGGATACTTTATACCATTTTTAACAATTACTCGGTTTTGCAATTGCATAGGCGGAACCCAGCTTATTAAAAATCTACCATCTTTATTTGGTATAAACTGAACGGCTGTGTCTACAATTCCGTTTTGCCACTGGAAACTACCTCTAGTTACCATTTTGGTATTATTAATACCTTCGTTATAATCTATCTGTTCGTATATTCTAGTTAAATTAAATAAAGATAATTTAGCTTCATCTCTAAATGCGTGTTTTTCTGTTCTTGGAAATTGTCGATAATATTCATTTAAACCATCTTGATCATCCTTTAATCCATCAACTTCATTTTCCCAATGCTCTATTACTCCGTATTCTATTTGTTGACCACTAGGATCTACAGTACCTTTTTTTGGTTTATCGAATACAGGTAATCCATAAGTATCAATGAATCCTTCGTAATTCCATTCCATAGGTATGAACAAAGAATATAATCCTGAGCTAGTCTGCCCATTGCGATTTCTATTTTTAACATTGGATGAGTCATAAAGTCTTTTAAAGTTTTTACCTCCCTTGTCTAAAGCATTTGATGTTGAACCCATCATACACTTACCAACTATTCTAGAACCTAATCTTAATGTAGTTTTAGTTACTCTCCAGTTGTTTAATATATTATCAGGTCTTTCCCACTTACCACTTTCATCGTGAATTAATAATCTTAGCTTTTCACCATCATAAGAGTTATCACCTGTATTTTTCCAATCAATGGTAGTATCTAATCCGTCAAGTTCCTCTACTATATTTCCTTCGTCTAATTTTTTTCTAGTTAATTTAGATGCCGGTATTCTGTAGGCTAATTCTGTTTTAGGCCTATCCATACCATCTTGTATCGGCTTAAAAAAGAACGGATAATTAATTGAAATTGGTACAACTTTATCCGTAAACATTTTTTTAGCATCCGCTCCAGACTTTGATAATATACCAAAACGAGAGTCACTAGATATTGTAGCTTGATTGACTACATCACTGGACGCCATAAAAGAAAATCCAGATCTTCTGTTTTTTAAATAACAAATACCGTAGCATCTATTATCAACTTTACACGCTTCCCAGAATATAAAAAATATTCTATTTGATTCTCTATAGTCGGCTGCACCTACATCTATTTTAGACCACTGTAGGTACATATAATGCGATCCTGTTATATAAGTAGGTATACCGTTATTATAAAACCAAAAGCCTTCATCTCTTCTTTTAAACTCTGTATCTATATAATCATACCATCTTTCTTTAAATTCGTTGGTACGCTTATCCCAATCAAAAACACTTTTTATTTTTGAAAGTTCCTTAGGGTATTCTAATTTTTTCCACATTTGCTCTTTTTTATCTGCAGAGCATTTGTATATTTCTTTTGGCTTTAATGGTAAAGCTATTTTTAAATTTTGTACTTCTACAACTTCACCAATGGTACCATCATTACTTATTATAATAGCATCAATATCAGCATTATAACCTTTAGTCCATTTTTTATATCTATTATTCTTTTGTAGTAAAGCTGGTTTTACATAACCTTCTAGTACTTTTATTAAATTTTGTTGATACATTATTTAGATCTCCCTTCAGCAAAACCTTTAAAAGCTTTTTCTTGTTTAACACCGCTTATAGCTTCTTCTAGTAAAGCATTTTCTTGTTCTATGCGAGCTAGTATTTCAAAAGCGTCAAAGATAGCTAATTTTTTTGTTGCGGCAGCATTTTTTAATCTATCTGCAGTAATATCATCGCCTGAGTCTACTATTTTTTCTTTAGCTACTTGAATTAATTCTTCAACCGCTCTTTGCCCAGCTTCTATTATATTCCTCTTCGTTTCCTTTGTATCCATACTTTAATAAAATATCATTTGATTGCATACAGTAAAGTACTTTCTCATCCACTATAAATTCAAACTCTCTGTTGGGCTTAAAGCCAACTAAATCACCTGGATTTATATTTAATGATTCTAAATAGCTATTACCTATTTTTAATACACCTACATTTTTTTCTTCTTTATCTAAAGAAAATGTATCTCTGTTTTTTATTGGAACAACAAAGCACCTATCATTTATAGACAACCATTTGTTATTTCTTTTGTAAAGATATATTTGATCAAGCTGACAAAAAAATAAATTATCTTTAAATAGTTTACTACTGTCTACAGCTTCGCCTTTTTGATTGTAATATCTTCTAAATACATTGTGATGTATTATTATTTTATCATTTGGTTTTATGGGAGTATCAAAAAATAAAGGTACAGAAACAACTATAGCTTCTCTACTTATGAATTTAAATTCTTCTATACTTGTATTAAGTAATAGTTTTTTATCACCTATATTTTTTTCATTAGAGTACCTATTTTCTATAGGTTTTACTATGAAATCAAAAACACTCCTCATTAATATTCTAAATCATACTCAATGGATACAGCCATGTTAGAATTAAACTTCTTCCATGGCAATACCTCATTGTTTTTTTTAATATATATACTATAAGAATTTGTAGGTTCCTCGTGTAGTATATGTGAGATCTCGTGCCCGCCATATACTTGCTGACCTATAGAATAATGCATTGCATCATTCTTATAATCAGAGCCTATACTTATTTTTCTTATAATATTAGACATTACTCAACTACTTCAAAAGTATCGTCTTCTTTTTTAATATCACTGTACTCACCTGTTTCTAAATTAATAGATACAGCGCCGTATTCATTTTCAAGCTCAACTTTAATTTCGCTCATAACTTTTTCAGCTTCTGCAATTTCGTGTAGTAAAAAATGTTTTTGTGTTTCAATAGTACCAACATTTAATACAAGCTGATTTAATTTTTTCTTTTGGGTTACAATTTTTTCTAATTGTTCTTCTTTGATTTTGTTCATTTTATTTAATTTAATTGTTTTACGTTTATATAGTTACATGCTTCTATAAGAATTTTCCAGTTAAATATCCCACTCCATATAATATAGGACAAAGTAAAATTAACCAAAAAGGTGTTCTGTAACGAATAATTTCTTTTTCTTTTACAATAGTATTTTTATCTAACTTGCTAATGTATTCTTTTTCTAATACGTCTTTGTATGCTTTTAAGTCAATTTCAGCAGTTATAACATTGTTTTTACCTTGGATTGATACTTTACCTTGCTTTGTAGAAATAAGTTGTTTAAATGGCTTCAAAACACCTAAACTATCACAAGGTTGATTTATGGTGAGTGTATCGGTAAATCTTTCAACTAAAATTTCTGTTCTTGTTTTTATGATCGTATCATTTACAATTCTATCTTTATATTCAGTGATTGTTTTTTTAGAGCCACATCCAAATAATAAAAGCAAGATAATTAGTTTTTTCATATTTATTTTTTTCTATTATCCCATCTTGCCTTCGTACCTCTAATGTCATAATGAACAAAAGTATCATAAACACCTATTCCGCCTTCTAGCATTTTACCTTTTGAAATTAATTCTTTTATTTTAAAAGCTAAATAGTTCGTAGTAATTCCTTTTACAGCTATATCAGCTGCTTTACCGGTTATATGTTTACTGTTTTTTACCCCTCCAATTTTTTTATTGTGTGCTACGCTGCGGTACGCACTATTTATTTTTATAGGTATGTTTAAAGTATCTCTTAAAACTTGCAATTGCTCAGCTACAACTTTAACATTCACCAAAACGTCATCAGGCATTTCTGCACCATCTTTGCTATCAAACTCCGATTTAATAAAGTTATTTGTTAGTTCCATTTTTTGCAATATAAAGACGTTCAACAATATCGGTAATACCTTGCAAAGATATATAAGCAGTAGCTACAATTACCCAATCATTACTTTCAATACTTCCGTTAAATAAAGCAACGGAAGCTATTGCAAATACAGTTAATTTCCTACTTATCCATCTAGATAGAAATAAGTCTAACTTTTCTTTTCTACTCATACCAATTATTAGTCAGTAAGACATTTGCCTTGTGTTGCTTTTTTTCCCGACGGGCATAAACCTCCCATAACATTTCCCACTTTGTTTAAAATTTTTTTAGCTTTACCAATCCCGCCTTGTTTAATGTTACTTGTTGTAATGTTTGGAGCGGAAAAAGATTTAACTGGCTTGCTTTTAACAACTATATCTGCATTAGGTTTTGGTGAAGATACAGGCTTAATTCCCTGTGGTTTTGGCTGTGAAATTGATTTGAATACGTATTCTCCTTTAGTATCTGGTGTACCTAAAGAACTTGATGCGTTGTATTTTGCGTCTTGGGCTTTTCTTTGGTCTGGAGTTAATTTAGCATAAGCTTTATTTCCTTCTTCTGTAAACCTTGGTTTTCCTTGTGATCCGAGAGTACCTTCATCTGTGTAAGGAGTGGTATAAATTTTCATCCCATCTTCTTCTTTTACAGTTGTTTTTCCTAATTTTCTTTTAGGATGATCGGGAGTATGCGCGTACATTGGGGATTTCATATTTAAAGGTATATCTTTACCTGTTTTTTGCATAGGACCTCTTCCTGGATTTTGATAATACGCCATGAGTTATTTATTTTTAGTTTTTAGTTTTTGTTTTTTAGCGCTTAGTGCAATTTTTGCAGCGTTTTTTTCGTCTATTCTTTTTTGAAATTGATTAGCTTTAGCTTCTAGCATTCCGTATTGTTTAGAGTTTATTGTTTGGGATTCTGTACGTGTACTTTTTGGAGTAACAATACCATCTTTTACCTCAACACCCCCTGATTTTCCTAAAGCTTTTTTAACTTCTTTTTTATCAACTACAGCATCTGGATTATTAGACCAACTGTAAAGAGATGCAGTTCCGGAGCCTCCTTGACTTTTTGTTGAGCTAAATAAACCTCCTTTATTGCCTTCAGCGTAAGCTGTAGCGTTTTCTCCTCTTGCTGCTAGTTCCATTATATTTTCAGTTTCTCTTCTAGCTTGCTTTTTGTTTCTTTTAGGATTAATGTTTTGAGCAAACTCACCGGTATAAGTGCCGTCTTCGTTTGATTTATATTTTTCTAACTTTTTTTTATACGGATTTTTAATTTCTTGCTTAGGCCCTCTATTGTTTTGTATAGGTTCTTTTGATCTTAAGTTAAACATAATTTTTAAATATTAATTTATTTGGTTTTTAATTTATTTGCTTTGTAAGCTTCTTTTTCCCAAGGTAGTTTTTTATTGCCTTCATCCATTACAGATCTTGGATATTTTTTACCTTTCCACATTACATAAGTATCGTCATAATCTAAATCACCTCTTTTCATTTGATCCAAATGAACTTTTTCATGTTTAATAACGTCTTTTTGTTCCGCAGGGCTTAAATCTTTATTCAGTATAATAGATCCATTATTATTAGCTCTACCCATAACCCCAGCGTCTTCTGCTATTTGATATATTGGAGTATTGTCCATAAATAACTTACCTAGTTTCATTTTAAAAGCCATTAATAATTGTTTTAAATTAATGTTAACAATTCCATCTGCGTCTAGCGGCTAATCCTCTCTCTGAGGACCAACTTTTTGATCTAGCACAAAAAGCTTTTCTTCTCTTAGCGTCTTTGCTACCGGGTTTTAATTCAGAAGGCGGTTTTGTAACTGCTGTTTGTAGTTTACTACCAGGGTTATCAGCTTTGTATTTTTTAACTCCTTTTTCAGTCATACCCCCTCCAGCTGCAACACCTTTTCCAGTAGGCTTTGCTTCGTTATAGTACCCTAAAGATTTTTTCTTTGAGGGAGCTGGTGGTTTTTCCTTTTTAAGGAATGGAGAATTCATTTTCATTTATTATTATTTTTTTTTACTTCTAGCCATTTATGAATAGTATATCCTATTGTAACTAAAAGTAATAATATTTTTAAACTCATTTCTATTTCAGCAAATGTAGTCACACCTAAAGTAGTGGAATTAATAGCGTATATTTTTAAGTCTTCTGAAGTCATTACATTCTACCTTTTGCACGCGCTGTTATAGGAGCCGACAAATCACACACGCAATTACCGATACACCCACAAGGTTGCATTAACTTAAGTTTCATTCCTTTTGATCCAGAACTAGATCCTTTACCGTGAGGTCTATTTGCTTGGCTAAGTGGGCCGTCCCACAGGGTGTTTTCACCTACTAAACCTGTTGCTTTTTGTTTTGTATTTTCCATAGTTTATTTATTATAACATTTTTTAAATAAAGGAGCGTCATTACCCAATGAAGCTTGTCTTTGTGTTACATCTCCAAAAACTCCCTGAGCGTTAGCTTGTTGAGCGGTGTTAAAAACAGGTCTTGCTGTTCCTAGTTGATTTGCAGGCATAGGTGGAGTCATTGTATACTCAACGGGCATACCTGTTAATGGGTCTATATTCATTAATTCGTTTTGCATATTATCTTGTTTTATCTTTGTTTACATTATCTATAGCAACTGCTAATACTTTATCTATATAAGTTTTACCTCTCATAATACTATTTCTTCTGTGACTACTCGGTATATCTTCCTGTCCTAGCATCATACGGTATATTCTACTTATTAGTTGTTTACCTTTAAAAGAAACTTTATATATATTAAATTTTTGGTCCGCTCCATGTCTTGTTCTCCATACCGTTATCCAGTTTTCTTTGAGCATTCTATTCCACCTGCGGTTATCCCAGCTATAAGAGTACGTACCTTTTTTGAAATCATCTTTATTAAACATATCTATGCAATCTAGATAAATTAAAAGTTCCAAGTCCGCATCATTTAAACCATTGTTTTTACAAGCCCATTTACGAATTATCCTATAATGTTTTAAAAGATTTAATTCTTTTATATTCCCACTACTTATTTTCATAAAACCACTACAACATCTTTTAATGTTATAACGTAAAAAACGCTATTGTCTATTTCTATTCGGTGGCCAGCGTGCATGTCATAATAAATATGATCACCCTCTTTTATTCCTTGAACAAGATCTCCACAATTTACCACTGTAGCTTCTTTGTATCTTAGATTTTGTTTTTCTTTACCTGTTAAAAGCAAACCACCTTCTGTTTTAGAAATGGTTTCTTCTTTTATTTTATTTATTAATATATTGTTACCTACCGCTTTCATCCTCCTACCCTTAAGTTATTAATAACACAGTCTGTAGATAATATAGTTGTAGCAACTGACGCAGCATTTTTTAAAGCACTTTTTGTTACTAATAATGGATCTATAATACCGGATTTAATCATATCAACCATTTCTCCTGATATTGCATTTATACCAAACCCATAAGCATCAGGTAAAGGATTTTCTAAACCAGCATTACTCATTATTTTTTCATAAGGAGCTAAAATAGCTTTTAACAATATTTCTTCACCAATATTTTTCGCTTGTATAACTCTAGCTGCATCTAAAAGAGCCACACCACCTCCTGGTAGTATACCTTCTTTTATAGCTGCTTTAGTGGCGCAAATAGCGTCTTCAACTCTATCTGATTTTTCTTTCAGTTCTATTTCTGAATTAGATCCAACTTGTACTATTGCCACTTTACCAGATAGCCTGGCTAATCTTTTTTCTAATCTTATAAT